GACTTGAGTATCATCGTAAACAGATACGTTGTAACGCACACTCCAAGGGTCACTCTCTTTACTGTCCCAAGAGATAATAGGAGTGAAGTAAATAACATAGAGCAGGTCTTCCTCTAAATCATTAGAGTAGATGGGGATAACGCTACGAGTGTCAATATTGCGAAAACGAATACGATTGTCCTCATTCACATAGGCAATCTCATATGATACGCCATACTTTAGAGCCTGCTTTAGAAATTCACTATCCTCGTTTATAACATTATTTTCTTCAAAGATGTCAAGTAAGGCCGCAATATCTTCTCCTGCTTTGGCTGAATATGTAACTGGAATACCAGTAATGTATCCTTGGAAATTAGATACGATGGAGCTACAGAAGTTCTTTACTACTTTGTTATCAGGTCTTGTAGGGTCTGCGGCCTGTCGTTTCATAATCTCGTAGCCTTTGCCTGTGTAATAATCCTCATACTTCTGTAGAATAGGTAATTCATTTACCTCGAAGTCTTGGATAATGCGACCAAGGATTTCTGTAGTCAATTCCTTGTCTCGCTGTAAAAAATATCTTTTCAAAATTATACCTCCTTATAAAATAATGGAGTATGAATGGATGCGGCTGCCCTGTTCAACACATTGGAGGGAATACCGCAAAGCGTCTATTGTGTGATTGAATTGGTCTATTGGTTTGTTGATGTATTCGCCTGTGCTTCTATCTTTCTGCCACGAATAGTTTTCAAGCTCTTCCAGCACGTTATAGCAACTACTGTCTACAATTAGTTCATATTGCTGTAGCTTTGAAATACCCTGATTGATGCTGTCTTTACCCTTGACAGAAGGTTGGATGCGGCGAATACCCGCACGTTTGATTTCTTCTATAGACTTCTGTTCAGCGGAATCTGCTATGATGGTGCTTTTCTCTAAACCCATACTGCGGAGAACTGCCGCAATCTCGTCGTTAGTCAAACCTGTTTTATAGAACTCTCTGTAGATATAGATGCGTTTGTTAGTTTCATCTAATAGAGAACAGATGATAGCTGTTGGGTCATTCACAAAGCCAAAGTCCAAGCCAACCAAGTGCTGATAGCCTTGTTTGCGGAGAGTGTCTATGTCCAGGTCTTCCGCACGATAGTTGGTGAATACTTGCTTTGAAAGTGAACCCCATTCACCTAAACAGTAAACTCTGTAGAAGTAAGGGTTAGTTTCCTTATATCCTTCAAGAGCAGCTATTGTTGTCTCATTTAGGAATTTGTTGTCTTTGTAAGTAGAACGGTCAATAAGACAGTCTGGCTCCTTATTGCCACCTTCAAAGAAAAATTTGTATATCCAGTTAGCTTTGCTAACAGGGTTAGTCATAAGAACCATTTGATTGCGGAGCTTGCCATTACCGCGCAAACGTTGTTTGAGTTGTGAATACGTATCGAGTGAAATCTCTGACGCTTCCTCGACTACTATATCTGTGATATTTCCTATAGACTTCACTTTGTCCGCATCATCAAGCCCCATAAACAACATTTGTGAGCCATTTGGGAAATCAATTGTCTTTAGTGTTTTGTTTATCTTGACGTAACTCTTGATTTTGAAAAAGTCTAATGCGGCCATTACGTCTTGCCAACAACTGCGTTCAAGGTCAGTAGCACTATGTCTCGTGATAAGGTATTTGCGGGGTTCTTTCAAACATCTAATAACGGCTCTTTGGAAAGAGAAGTAACTTTTCCCAGTTAGGAGCCACCGCCGCCAACAAGCAGGATAATACCTACATCGTTGTTTTCCAATAAGGGAAGAAAGTGAGGGTTGAACACACTTTTGCGAACGGTGAGTTTCATTTTACCACCTTCTTCCTATTATTCTATCACAAGTTCAATATCAGCTTTAGCGTTGATGTTCATATTTTGTTCGTTCAAGCCGCACATACTATTCAGTTCTTTTACAGCGGAAATGCGGTCCTTATTACCGCAGTTAGGGTTTTCCGCAATACTGTTGAGGATAGCCATATTCTTATCACGCATTTGGGCATTCTTTTCACGGTTCTCTCTCTGATATTCAGCTACATAAGCTTGAATCTTCTCTTTGTGACGATTGTAGAATCCATATGCGGAAGAGCGGTCTTGAGATAAATCGTAGTCTTGACCTTCTTGCTGTCGTAGCATATTGTATGCGTATGTTTTGTTGAATCCGCATATATTGACATAGAAGTATGCGAAATTTGCTATGCGGTCTTCCAAAGCATCTTTACTTTTAGACAATTTTGCCATTTAGGACCTCCTTTCCTAAAAAAATCTCTTATATATATAATGAAAAAAATAAGGGCCGATTTATTGTAATCGGCCCTACAGTGGCTAAAATAAGTGGTTGCGGGCTAAATCCCGCATAAGTGGCTAAAATAAACACAAAAGAAAATTCTTACTAAAATATATTACAAGTGAAAAGATGAGGTGCGGGGACCAGGGTGGTCCCCTCCCTCTACGCAACGTCCGCATACTTACTGCTTATTACTATTTACGTAGTCAAGCCAAGCACCCACTACCTCGTGTGTAGCTCCTGCGTAATCTACGTCTTTAGCGGATTCGTAACCAAGAGTGTGGATAAATTCATTGAAAGTAAGTGTAAATCTTCCTTCCTCGGCGGCATCGTAGTCTGCTTTCATCTCTTTCTTGGCGTTTTCAGTTTCATATTCAAACCATTTGTACATTACGTCGTATTTTTCATCTTGTCCTTGAATATCTTGCGGAGACTCATAGCCGAGTGTCTTTACAAAATCCGCAAACTTTAGACGCTCTTCCTGACGATACTGATAAAGGTCATATAAATCTTCGTCAAATTCTGCGGGAACAGTGAAATGTTTTGCTTCTCTAAAATAGAACGTGCCGCACACACATACATCTTCAATATATGGGCTATCTTCACTTTCCATATACCCTTTTATGACCCATTCTGGCATAGAGGGAAGCTGATGGATGCTTGCGTAAACAGGCTCAACTTCTTGTATATCAGCAAATATATCCATATTATCTGCTAACGTAAGAAGTGCCTGCTCCAAATAGTTATAACCACCACCATTTTTATCTTCAGGGCAAAAAACCTCATAAACCTTCTTGTTGGTAAGTTCAATGTAGTAGTGAGCATAATTTTTAGTCATAATAATCTTCCTTTCTTTTTTAGTTTATAGATTGTTTGCGGCTTACTGCTTATTGCTATTCACGTAGTCAAGCCAAAGGCCAACTACTTCGTGAATAGCTCCACTGTAATCAACCTCTTGGGCATCTTTGTAACCAAGTTTTTGAATAAATTCATTGAAAGTTAGTATATCTTCCTCCTCTTGTTCAATAGCACTAAAAACGTGCTTACTTGCTTCTTCAAACCATTTTTTATTTATAGGATAATCAAAAGCCCCAGTACAATACCTCTGTATATAAAATGAAGATGCCAAATGATACACGACCTCTTCAGATAGTGGTGGGAGCTCTATTACTCTCTTCACTTTTGGAGTGCTATATGTGCAAAACGCAGATACAAAATCTACATCTTTCCACCACTTACCTTTTTCTGATGGAGCAGTCAGATAACAGTTTATATGCCCATTATCAAATTCAACTGCAAAATGGTCATACATAATACCCTCCTTTAGTAAATAACGTCTACATCGTCTTCAACGATATTTGAGAACACATATACTTCTGTGTCTTCGCGCAAACTACGAGCACGACCAATGCCCTGCGTCTGAACTGAATGGAGAATATTTAGCTGTACTTCCCGCAATTCTTTGTTCTCATAGAGATTCACGCTGCGGACGCAACCATTACCATAATCAACTCTGATGTTTGAACGGTGTAAATCATCTTTTGCGGGAGCAACACCAAAAATATCCTCAAACTGTCTCTTATAAAATTCTTCTGGATAATCACGCTTGCCGTAGTAGATAACCTTCTTGGCCTTTAGCAAGTCCAAGCCAACAGAGTTGTCAATGTGGACCTGATTACCGTCTGCGGTGTATGGTAGCTTGAAACCAAGCTCTTGCGCATAATCAATTTCTTCATCTGTAAGCTTGTAGGTAAGCAGAAAGAAATCTGAAATATCACGCTTGTGAACAAATTCCATACGATACTTGATTTTTGTAAGGTCTATAATCATCTTTTTGTGGCCTAACCCACGAGCACCTGTTATAGTAGTATCTTGGATGATTGTGCCTGTATTGCGGGCTTTGCCAGCTTCAATAATCTTGAACTTTCCTGGATACTCTCTTTCAAGATAATCGTAATTGGGTGTTGCCGTAAAAATGGTGATGGGTGAACCGCCTTCAACGCAATTCTTTACAAATTCGCTACTAATCACTACTCTAAAACCTTCTTCCGTCTTTATTCCTTCATTTGGATATACCTTGAATAGACCGTGAGCAAATAGACCGTTATCCATTTCATTATCTGCGAGATAATCAGCTAAATTACCAGCCTTGAGGTCAGCAGCAGCCATCTTGAACTCGTGTAGGTCTACCTTGAAATCAGCATTGTCTAATTGATTGATAAATTCATCCATATGTCGCGGCCAACGCAAATATTTGCGGATGTTCATCAACTGTGCTCTGGTAAAGCAATACTCGTGCTGCATCGCATTTGTCATATCCTCATCTACAATAAATCTGTCTGCGGGGATATAGTCAAGCATATTTAGGAGAGTGTGTGTCATAATGTAAACTCTAAAATGGGGAACTTCTTTGATTTCATCGTCATACCCCTTATAATCGTTGATAAATACCCCCATCTCGTGTGAAGTGGTTTCACTGGGTATACCAAGAGCAAGACACTTCTTATCATAATCTGTATAAGCAGGCGCAGGAGGTTGAACCATAACCCAATTTTCTGCTTCCCATTTATTGAACATACTCTTCAAGCGTTCGCCGCACTCTTCTACAAGATTGTGAGTAGGACAAGCAATAACAAATCTTCTAAAACCATCAGAAGCCCGCATACTATCTACAATATATTGCAGATAACGTTCAGTTTTACCACTTGCGGTTTGGCTCTTGAAAACATTAGAACCATCCATACCAAGCACTTCATAAATGCGGGTATCAAGCTCCTCATCAAGTTCTTCCAGAGTTAGCCAATCACTCTTGTCACGCACCATTGGCACCTGTGTGTAATCGGGATTTAGCTGGAAAAATTCTGCGGCGGTCATTGTTAGGACGCCATTTTCATCAGCCACAATCGGAGTAGCATATTGAGCAGTCTTGAATGCGTGTTGCATCTCTTTTGCGGCACTCGCTGCATCAGAGAAGTCCGCAGAACCATTTGCTATATATTCAGTTGGGTCGTAATATGCGAGAACATCTTTTATGATTGATTTATTTTTATCAGCTCTTTGTAGGAAAGCCAGGTTTGTCTCCAAGTGCCAACGTTCTTTGCGGGGAAGGTATTCGTGATTGATGAACTTCTGCATCAGTGGTGCTCTGGCCGCAAGCTTCTCAACCCAACCTTCTTGAACAGTAACCTTATCTTTTGTTACTACTTCCTTTAGATGGCGAAGGTCGAAATCTTTTACTTTATATACTTTAGAAGGAGTAGCGTTAGTTAGAGCCTTATATCTTTCATAATATTTCTGAATACCTACCCAAGCACGAACATCCAACTTTTTCTTGTGGAATAGCTCGTAGCCAAGCTTTCCACCCCACCAAATACGACTAATATCTTTGGTGTTATCGTCTGCGGCGTAGCCTTTCTCTTTTATGTAGTCCAGCAATGCCTTATATGTACATTCATACTCTTCTTGCGGTAGTTGCTCTGGCAAGGCCCATATAATGCGGAAGTTCCAGTCCGTTGCGATTTTTGGGGCTGTTTCGCCCTGATGATCAATATTATATATATCATCATCAGGTTCAAACGACCCCTTTTTTATATCACTGCGGCCGAAATTACCGAGATTTTCATTATTCTGTCTTGCAGCAAGGCCCGCATCTTGACTAAAAGTATAGTAGAAGAAGTTAGGTGCTAATCCATCTTCCTCAAACTCTTTACAGACTGTATATGGGTCACTCTTACAATCATCAAAGTCCAAACCAATAAAAGTGGCGTATTTTGCATTGACTTTTCCCATAGGAGTAAATCCATCTATTTTTAGGTCGTTCTTATCAACATATTCACTACAAGCCTTTTTCTGGTCATATACTGCGGCCTTGCAATACCCGCCAAATGCCATATACGCCGCAAACTCTTCAATATCTATAGTTGCTATCTCAAATAGAAAAGGATTCTGATAAGAAGCAGGTTTTTTTGGCTTTTGTGAAACTTGGTCTATTCCTTTGTAAACTTCAATTGTGGTATCCATATTTATAATCCTTTCATAATAGTGTGTTTAGTTACCGATTTTGATATTGTTGTCAGCCATAAACTGAACAAGAGCCTTGCGGCCAATCCCCGCAAGCGATGTGTTGTGCTCTGCGCTATATGCGTCAAGTGCTTCTTTGACTTCTATTGGAATTTCAAAGCACACTCTTGGTAATCTCTTTTTGCGCTCTTTTAGATATTCTTTTGAATTAGTAGCCATATTTTTCCTCCAATGCGGTTTACTGCGAGAATCCAGTCGTAAATAAACGGAGAGGGGTGGATAGCCCCTCTCCACACACGAAAGGATTATCTATTTTGTCTTTTTCTTATCTACTTATAATAAAAAATAGGCTATGTGATTTATAACTTTTGGACCAGAAAATTTTCTTTTCTTTACTTTGTATATATATATTATACTAAATTTTTTAGTTTCTGTCAAACGCGAATATAATCACCAGTCCAAAAAAGTGTGAGTCACTTCGTTCCTCAAATGTGTGCAGGCCGCAGTCGTGTTAGCGTAAAACGGGAACGTGTTTTAGTAACAACCACTTGATTGCTGCGGCCGCACCAGATGAAAGAAAGAAAGAATGTGACGCTTGCGCGCCGAGAGGCGATTACATTATGGCGTTTAGTAATCGTAAAAGGGAGGTAACACGCAATGGCAATGTCGCCTAACGGCTCCTTGCCCGTTAGGCAGTAACGTTTTCTCTCCCCTTCTATTATATATTGAAAATTCCACTATAAGAATTATCGTTTTTTGTCCAGATTTTTCAAAAAATTTTAGTGGTAGTGAGGAAGGAAGATATAAGAACCTCACTACCTATATTACTTCAAAAATCTTCTATGTTGATTATACTAATTAGCCCTGGGTCGCTTCGCGGAACTAATTGTGACGCTCGCGCGCCGTAAGGCGAT